ATGAACTTCCGTGTTAAGGCTTACTTCATAGGTTACATGGTGAAAGAGATGCTGATGGTATTTGCTAAGGATTCCAAGCCGACAGACCGAGACAGTTTTCGGTTCAAGAGAGTTGAACTACCAGGGTCTCTCATCTATGATTTGTTCAAAGAGTACTATTCACTTCAACAGAAGTACATTTACCAATCGTTCGACAAAGAGTATACATTGAAGGAAAGTATCCATCGTGGTAGGTTTATACAGCTGATAGAGTCTAATTACAACGAGTTTATGTCATCCAAGAAAGCACGTATTGTTGAAGAAGGTTTCAGGAAGGCATTCAAAGGCAACTGGGGGTCGGAAGCTCACACCAAGAGACTAGGTGTAGTGCAGGGATTAAACAGACTCAGTTATAACGCTGCTATCTCACACCTAAGAAAGATCAATCTGCCTCTTGATGCTAGTGCAAAGGTAATCGGTCCAAGATTGCTCCATTCATCACAGTGGGGAATAATTGACCCAGTAGACACTCCAGATGGTGGTAACGTCGGGCTCCATAAGCATATGGCAATTGCTGCGGCGGTGACGACAAACTGCTCTGGAGTCCCTATCACTGACTGGTTAAGACGGCACGGTATGCGACTTGTAGAAGAAGGAACACCTTCATTCAATGCGGCGATGACGAAGATCATCGTGAATGGCAGTTGGATAGGTGTAGTGGCCTATCCAAAGAAACTGGTTCTGATGATTAAAACGGCAAGGAGACTAGGCATGATTCCTATATTCACTTCCGTGCAATGGAATATTGTCGCTCAAGCGATTATTATCTCTACTGACGCCGGGCGAATGTGCCGTCCAGTGTTTTACATGAGGGAAGATGGTACACCGAGCTATCAAGCAGAAGGCAAGTTCGAGAAGATAAAGGCAGGCAAGTTCTCGTGGCTTGAGATGACAACGGGATTCGCCAAGAAGAAAGATCCTAATTTCTCTCCTTCAGCATGCAAGATATACAACGATGTCACCGACCTATATGATGCTCCTGATGCCGCGGCTCTGGTTGGCACTGAGGCAGTAATCGAATATATTGATACCGCTGAGGAGGAAGGAGCTCTAATCGCGTTTGACGGAGACGATCTCAAATCGAAACCATACACACACCTAGAGATTCATCCGTCATTGATCCTAGGTGTGATGGGCAACCAGGTTGTGTTCCCGGAGAATAATCAGCTTCCGAGAGATCTATTTGCATGTGGTCAAATGAGACAGGCAGTATCACTTTATCATTCAAACTTCCAGACAAGAATCGACAAGATGGGTGTTGTACTCAACTATGGACAGACACCATTAATCAAGAGCAGATACTTAGATAAAATCTGTAAAGAGCAGCACCCTTATGGAGAGAACGTGGTCGCTGCTATCATGTGCTACGGAGGCTACAACGTAGAAGACTCAATTCTGTTTAATGAAGGATCGATAAAACGTGGCTTGTTTGGTACAACCTACTACAACTCTTATGAAACACGTGAAGAGAGTTCAAGGGTGGGTAACGCAAGTGTTGACACTGTTTTTGCCAATATAGAGAAATCAAACGTGATTGGTAAGAAACCAGGATATGACTATTCAGAGTTAGATGATTTCGGCGTGATAAAAGAGAACACCCGCTTGAACGAGAAGACAATTCTTATCGGGAAGACAACAAACGACCCAGGTTCAAACCTTCCATCAAGTGATGCATCTGTAGCCCCTAAGAAGGGTCAATTAGGGTTTGTTGACAAGACCTTCATCACAGAAGGAGAGGAAGGGTTCAGAATCGCCAAGGTTAGAGTGAGAGACCAGAGGATACCCAATATCGGTGACAAGTTCTGTTCTAGGTGTGGCCAAAAAGGTACAATCGGTCTAGTTATCCCCGAGCAAGACATGCCCTTCACCAAGGAAGGAGTGCGACCTGACGTCATTATTAACCCTCATGCTATTCCCTCGCGTATGACAATTGGTCAACTGGTAGAGACCCTTATGGGAAAGGCGTGCGCCATGTATGGCGGGTTCGGTGACTGTACTGCCTTTATGAACAAAGGGCAGAAAGCAACAAAGTTCGGGAAGATGCTTACAGAGGTCGGTTATAGTTCCTCGGGCAATCAGATATTGTACAATGGCCAGTCTGGCGAACAGATGTTTGCTGAGGTGTTTATGGGACCTACGTACTACATGAGACTAAAGCATATGGTGAAGGACAAGATTAATCACCGTGCCAAGGGACCAAGAACACTTCTCACAAGACAGACTGTACAAGGAAGAGCAAACGACGGTGGTCTGAGAGTCGGAGAGATGGAACGTGATGGGATTGCTGCCCATGGCGCGAACCATTTTCTCAACGAGTCCCTCATGGTAAGAGGTGACGAGTACTACATGGCCGTATGTAATAAAACTGGTATGACTGCAGTCTACAACGAAAGCTATAATCTATTCCTGAGTCCTATTGCAGACGGCCCAATTAAGTTCACAGGAACACTAGAAGATGGTTTGAATATTCAGAACGTCTCGAAATATGGGCGTTCTTTCAGTGTCATCAGAATCCCGTACGCATTTAAGCTTCTCAAACAGGAGCTGGAGGTGATGGGTGTCCAGATGCGTCTTATCACTGAAGATAATATCGACCAACTTTCGTCGATGGCCTTTTCAGACAACATGATAAAACTTGTAGGAAAAGGAAAAGATGCCAAACCTCAAGCCATCCTCCAGAGAGCGCGTAGAGCATACGAGAAGCAACCGGCTGCCTTGACAGGAACACCTGCAGATTACGGACCCGAAGCCGCTGATGATGATACCCTTGAGATGAGGCTCGCTCAACCGACAACACCTGATATCCCTCCTCCGAATCTTGAGATGAGTAAGATGGACCCGGTTCAGTTAGGATGGAAGTTCAGGAGCTACAGCTATGAAACGGGTGACATATGGGACTCTTTGATCATAAATGATGACGGTTCATACTCAAGTGTCTGGTACGTAGATGATAATGACTATAGAGACCCGAATAGGAACCCTGCAGGCTGGAATGCAGCCGATCTGATCACTCCTGAAGGAACGGTAATACCTAATGATCTTGTGATTTCCGGACTGATAGCAGATCAACAACCAGGCAACTGGGCAAGGGTGGTCCGCAAACTTAAGTTCCCTAATTCAATGCCAGTGTCTCCGCCGTATGCTCCAGAAAGTCCTGTGTATCGTCCAGTGAGCAGTCCGAACGACGATGGAACAAATCAGTACTATCCTACCTCTCCAACATATAACCCAAATAGTCCACCCTATGCGCCCACATCCCCGGCATATAACCCGACCAGCCCGTCTTACGTACCTACCTCACCGACATACGATCCATACAGTCCACCCTATGCGCCGACCGACGCCAATAGTGACGATTATCGGCCACCATCGCCTGACTACCCTCCACCGGGCAGACAGGGTGGAGGCTCTTCGCAACCACCTGTGGTAATAAACATCAATACGGCTAGTAATGGAGGTGGTGAATCAGATGAGAAAGAAACCGCTACTCCCGCAGAGTCAATATTCAATACGGTAACTAGTAGCAAGAGCGATGAAGGGGTTCCTCCGTCGATTCTTATGTCTAGCGAAACGAAAGAACATGAGGATACATCAGGTGCAGATGAAGGAGGTGGTGAGAAAAAGAAAGTAACAATCAAATCCTGATTATTTGACAGAAAATCGACGACCACTTAAAAATAACATCAGTTGAGTATATACGAGCATCATGGCACAAAGCGGTTTCATCGTTCAGATTGCTAAAAGCAGAAACAACATTTTAGATATCCTACTATCAAGAGGGTTCGACGTTTCGAAGTACGCTAACGCAGCGTTAAGTGAAGTACATACAATGTATCAAAACGACCAACTAGATATGCTGGTAGAAGAGGAGGCAACCGGGAAGAAGGTATATGTCAAGTATAGTCTCGGTAAGACATTGCGCGCGCCGGCTATTTACGAATACATTGAAGACTTGTTCACGCTTGACAGCACGTTGAAGAAGAGTGACGACTTGATAGTCATCGGTCGTGCATCTGCGAACGACTCTATGATAAAGGCACTCAGACAGATATGGGCTGATGATAAGTACTTCGTTACAGTGATCGGTATGGAGTCACTACAATTCAACGTATTAGAGCATAGTTTGGTACCACGCCACGAAGTCCTCGATAGCGCAAGTGCCGAGAAAGTGTTCGCCAGGTACAATATCCGAGATGGTTCACAAGTGCCTGACCTTTCGCGGTTTGGACCGGTCTCTATGGTTCTCGGTATACGTCCAGGTCAGCTTTGTGAGATAACACGTCCCAGTAAGACAGCAACTACAAGTAAGTTTTATAGAATATGTTCTCAATAGTATATAGACATGACTTCCCACCAACGACGAACCCCCCAAGAATATAAAGATCAACTTCGGGAACTTAACGCGAGGTACGAAGTTAGTTTGCGGGAGATGGTGAAATCATTTCCATATGCAAAGGCCTATCCCGAGTTGGACAAATATACCTCCACATTTCAGAAAGACGAATCATCGTTAAATGCTCTACGAGGCGATTTATTTCTGTTTCGCGACTCTGTGGAACAGGATATTGGAGCCGTGGCTGATGAAGTAGCCGTCGTAATAAACCGAATAAAGAAGGTGGAAAAAGAGAACGGCAAACTTATGATTGAGTTGCAGGGTTTGGAGAATCAACGAGAAGGTGCTATAGGCATGTATGATGATCAACAGGAGATCTATAATTTCAATCTTGTACGTAATTGGATTCACTTTGGATTGATTATTGGTTCAGGGGCACTTGCATATAAAATGGTGAAAGGAGACACCAGCAGCATCTAATACATTTTCTATCAGTATTGTATAGAAAATGAACTTCATTAGCTTTCTCAATGACCTAGGAATTATCCCAAACAAAGGTACAAAGGCCGAGGGGTTGCCTTCATTGAATCAAGGACAGCAATTTATGGACTTTTATCGTATGTACGGGCGTGAGGCAGACGATATACAAAGCTTGCAAACAACCGGCATCCCTGGTGTCTCAAGCATAGTAGAAGCTATGCAGGAGAATGGGACCGGCAGTGCGAGTGTAAAAAACAATAAGGTCTCCGATTTAGAAGACGAGTTTAATCGAACACTGGTCGAATACAACTCCACATACAAGGATTTCGCAGAAGGCGTTATCCGGAATGTAGAGGCAGACAAAGAGATCCAGCAGTATTTTGGCCAGGTCATCACCTCTGGTGATGGCAACTATGATTACGTCAATGATTATGGGTTTACTCAAAAGTATTCAACCGACGCCTGGACATCAAACGCTGAGAATTGTCCGAAAGACCCAGTGCAGCTTTCTAAAGACGAGATTAGCAAGTTCAATGTTGGTGCCCCGATGGGTGAGTCGCAGCCATGCGGTGTGGCCGGCAAAAACGTTACGAACGAAGAAACGAACGAACATGCTTGGGTAGACATTAAAGGGTATAAGCACGTTTACAGCGGAGATACTTGGGATAAGAAAAGTGAGCTCTGTGACGTTCCTTCCACCCCCATTAGTGACTCTGAATATAGCGCTATACCTAGTGGTGGACCGATGACAGCAGCTTCCAGCTGTGAGCAATCTAACGTTGACCCATCAGTGTGGAACAAACTCGTTGAGTTGAATCAGAAACTTATCGATCTTGCCAAACAGATGTCCGCTCAACTAAGCGGTGTCGTTGCACAGGATGTTAGAATGCAGAAATCGCTCAATGAAGAGAAAATCAAGCTAGCTACATATGTCGCCAGTTTAGACTCAGAGCAGACCAACCTAAACTCATTTAACCAGAACTATGTTACCGTTCAAGGAGAGAAAGAAGACGCGGAACTAAATGCCAACTCGAATTGGCTCATTCTGCTCGTGTATATGGTAGTAACAGTCCTTGTTGTCTCGCTAGCCCTCAAGGCAGCATCAGGCCCTGCCACGCGCACAAATAGTATACTTGCTGTTGTAGCATCTATCTTCCTTCTTATTACCCTTGTCAGGTACATGCAACGATAACTTGACTAGATTCAACTTTATCCGAAGAGAGATTTTCACACCATATAATAATAGTATGGCAGATCAAGAATCACCAATAATGAATCTAAAACTTATTGATTTGGAGATCGATATGTACATCAAAAGCTATCGGAACGCATCTGCCTCTTATGACCAGCACATTAGACAAGGGGATCGTGTTGCAGCTGCAGCCTCAATGAAAGCAATGGATGAAGCAAATGATGCACTTACAACTCTGATAGCTGCTGGTAGTGAGGCACTAAACAAAGCAGTGTTAGAAGGAGAAGTAGACCAAATGGTTGTTACAGAGAGCAGGAGCATTCTAACAGCTAGTACTCAAGAACTAAACAAACAAGTGGCCAGTGTAAAAAGCGCAAGGGCACGAGCATCAGATTTAGACGGTGACCTAGAGACATCCGAGCAGTTTGAAGACATGAACCATTTCCATTACATAGTCACTCTAATAGTGGCTGTTATCATGATCATTTTGTTAGTCAATGCATTGAGCTCTAACTCTTCTAATAGTTTGGAAATCGCCATAGCTATCGGCGCAACGGCAGCCGGACTTTACCTCTTCTTCGTACCCACAGTTTAGAAGACAAATAATTTTCAAGCCATAGTATAATGACAGATAGTATGGCTTTGCTTCAAGGCGCTTCTCTTATAGACCAAAACGTAGAGAAAACCCAAAGAGTATCCCTTCGCAAAGTCGATAGTGATAATTGTAAACCAGGAGGACAAGGATGCGTGGAAGGGTTCACTGGTGGCACAGTCCCGACACCCTTATCACAAGCCAAAAACGCGGCACAAGAGAAAATACTCAGCGACTTACGGTCTATGTTCCAGGCCGCCATAAACAATTATTCTGCAAAGCAAGATGATCTTATGAAGGCAACACAGAGATATCTCGATGAGAGAAACAAATCTACGAGTCAAGGCAACAAGCTTGTTAAGTTACCGAATGGTGCAACGGGCTATGTCACTACGCAAGGTACATACAAGTTTATTCCTGATGCAGCTATACTCTCTTCTCTCCAAGGAAAGAACGGATGCCCATCAGAGATAGAACCAATATCTGGAAACCCTAGGGGGTACAACAAACCTGGTTCTATGTTAGGAACTGACCCATCACTAGTGGTGGGTACGCCTATGCAACAAGGACAGTCTTGTATGAATGCAGGTACTAACGTACAGGTCATGGGAGTGTCAGATCCTGACACAAACACAGCTTCTTTCATGCGATGCACAAGTGGGCAAGAAAGCAATTTCGAACTTACGAGTGGAACCCAGACAACCGACCCGGATCTTGCAATTAGGAACTGCTCTACCGCGGCTGCCGACTTGGGGCGTAGCGGATTCTATATTGACAAGAACTCTGAAGGTTCGTTAAGATGCTTCACTGCCAAGAGTGGATACGACCTGGATGCCGCATCGATGCCTGTAAAGACTGAGATAGTTAAGACAAGTACGATTTTTGCACTGGATACCATTTCTAGTAGCGCGCGTGCAGGAATCCTCTGGAATAGCCAGATCGCGATAACGACTGCGTCGGGAGACTTAGGCGACGACATATCGAATGCGCCGGACCTCACCACATGGTCTATACCTGGCGTAGATGGATGTAGTACATCCGACCCACCTATGATTAACGTCACTAGTGCGACATACGGTGGTAATTGTATGGGGCAGACAAAGAAGTGGAGCTTCTCTCCTGACGTAGAAACAGATAACGTGATAGATACAGTTAAATCCCACGTCAGTGGGAAGACAACAGGTGCATACCGTGTCGCATCAGGAATGAATCTGTTAACTATCCCGATGCTAGGATGTAACGGGAACTTCACGTCAACATATAATTGTAACGTAGGAGAAGAAGATAACGGTGTCACGATCGACTCACCAGCGATTGGTAAGGTAGCAAGATATGATTGTTCTGCGGCAAGAAAGAAATGTGGTGGTAGACTCAGCATCGGCGACAACGGGAACGTTACCCTTACGAGTGGGGACGGAAGTTTGCTATGGCAGAGCGCGACATACAATACTGGTCTAGCGGTAACCGCTAGGAATGCAGCCAACTCAACGTTCAAGAGGAATTATATTGAGTCAGGAGAGTCTATCGGGCAAGGGGACATTATCGGATCACCGAGCGGCAATTGTTTTATATATCTCGACATTAGTGGACCACCTGCACTTTGCATCGGATATTCGGTACTTGGTTGCTCGAATAACAACGATAGTGCGCTCGGCAGTAAAGGGACTGTTGGGAAAGAAGGATCGTCACAAGCAGTCTATAAGATGAAGGACGGTAATATCGATCAATCTAACTTCAGGTTCAAGAGCGGAGATGTAGCATATGTAGATGCGAATATGAGTGTATCAACAGTCGACAGAAATAATATTGGCTTAGGCAGTAGTTACTTCACACTCGACAGATACGACTCTCCAGGAAATGATTTGTCTCATCATAAAGATACTGATCTAACGGCATGCAAGCAGTTATGCACATCATTAGACGACTGCTATGGGCTGGTCCACACAACTGGCAATGATTGCTTTCTCAAGGACAGAAATGTGTTCCCGAAAGGACTCCGCGTTCCGAATGAGACATCGCAATTGCTGGTCAGAAATATGTCGGTGAACGGAGACCCATCTTGTCCGACAACTGTGTCTCAGGCTTATGCGGAGACTCTCAGCAAACTTGAGACGAAAGACACTGACTCTGGCGTGAGAAAATGCGGACTAGCTCTAGCTACAGCTAAACAACAGAAAGCATTACAAGTTGCAGGGGAGGAGCTACAGAGAGCGGTTACTAAGATCAAGACTGGTGTGACTAGTCTGTCTCAAGAAGAGGGCAAGATGAATCAGGAGATGCTGAGCCAGATCAATACTTTGCTTAAAGACGCTGGTAAGTATGAGCGTGTCAGAGAAGTTTATCAAGAGAAGTCCAGTTCCCTAGTGAACGTTGGAGCAATGAAGGAATCTTCAGAACTAGGTATGATTAGTGATAACTATCACTTCATTGTATGGACGATGTTGGCTTGTGCGTTGATTATCGGCGGCATTAAGGCTTCAAGGTGATAGTAGCTGTGTATATTTATCTACGAGGTATATATATACAATGAGCTCGCAAGCAACAATTTCAGAATCCACTATGAAGGAGAGCAAAGAGAGACAAACCGCTACTCTCAAAAACATCCAGCAGCTTCAAGAGATGGAAAAAGAACTTTATACTAAGCTTGAGGCTTCTTCTGCGAATGGTAGTGGGCCGGAGTCTCAGGAACAGATCATTCAGAAGATCAACGAGCTTTCACAGATCAGAATGACTATGTTTTCCGAACTAGACTCCATGTATCAAGGCGTTCAGGGAAGAGTTGCACAGTCTCGAATTGACCTGGTAGATCAAATGGTAGTAACTGGTGTAGTAGAGAACGAATTAAACAATGCCAAAAGAGAATTAAATGCGCTTCAGGCCGACAAGGCGAACAAGATGCGCATGGTCGAGATCAATACCTACTATAGCCAACAGTATAGGGCACAAACGTCGCTGATGAAACTCATCATTATCGTTTCGCTTATTATGTTTGTACTTGCTGTGGTGGCGAAACAGGGTTGGATTCCGGGCAATATCATCAATGGAATAATGGGCCTTGTGGGAGTCGTAGGCGGGTTTCTCGTGATCAGAACCATCATTAATATCAGCTCGAGAAGCAACATGAACTTCGACGAGTTCAACTGGGCATGGGACCGTGATGCGAATGATCCGACGGTGTATGAGTATGACCAGGAGCAACTTCAGGGAGTGACAACCTCCTTGGAAGACGAGGCTAACAGTTTCGCCGATTCACTAGGTTTAGGTTGTGTAGGATCTAACTGCTGTGCTGAAGGGACAACATTCGATAATGACAGCAAGCGGTGTGTCGAAGGGTTTAGTTCCAATAGAAAATCAGTATCTTACGTAGAAGATCCTAGTGTCACGTGTCCATGGAAGGAGAGAAAATCGGTTGTTGTACCATTTAGTAAAACACAGGAAGACTACGTCCGAATATAATCTGGCTTTATAGTAAGCCCCATGTCCTGCTCTAAAGAAGACATTAACAAAGCCGTCGATGCCAGACTGAAGGATATGATCACTAATTTCGATCCTAAGTCGTTCGGTGGAAATACTCAAATAGCCAATATGGTTGCCTCTATGGGTATGCCACAGAACAAGATGAATGGCATACTGAATAACTTGCAGTCGATGATCATGTGTGACACAGATTGTCAGCGAAGAAAGCGAACCGACGAACTTCGAAGGAAGTGGACACAAGCAAAGAAAACCGAGAAAGAGGCCCCAGGAAACGTAGAAGATGCTGAAAGGAACTTTTATGTCTTCTCCAAGGGAGAAGTTGGATACAAGCAAATGTTAGTTGACAGGTATACGAAAGTTGCCAACAAGCGAGGAGACAAAGCAGAGGGTAACCACGAGACACTAATGAAAGAGCTGGATGCGTTAGTTTCGGACTACAATGCCGAGACACAATCCCTCGCTCGCATAAGGGAACTGTTACGCATTAGATTAAACGAGAATAAAGAGCTGAAACTAGCAATAGATAGTGATGTCGCGGATGTAGAAACTAACGATCGTCGAGTAGTATACGAAGATTGGGCTAAAGACTGGCTCAACAAAGTAAGATCTTTGCTGGTCGGTGTTTACTTCGTGATAATCGCGTTCTACTTTCTCTACAGTCCTATCATTAGCATAATGAGAGGAGAATCTATCGGCAAATATCTTGAGATGTATAGGCTTATCAAGAATGCGGCATTGCTAACCCTCGCAGTGCTTACACCATGGTTGGTTACCTGGATATTGAGACGTTTGTATGTTGTTAGAGATGTTGCAGAAGATATCGTTGATATGACGCCTTACAGAAAAAACGTCTTTCGCGACCTGACGAAATAGATTATTTGGCTCAAGAAACCATATAATCTATATATCTATTCTACATAGGAATGGTGAAACTAAGATCACTAAGCAGAGGTGAAGACCTTATGAGGCGAGGCACCGACGCAAAAGTCTATGATCAGAGCGGAAATGTAACAACCCTCTTCAGCGTTTCGGTCTGGAGTGATGAAAAAGGAGTCTATGTTGAGCCTGTCGCTTACGAAGAAGAAGGTTTTTTGAAGTGGGTAAGAAAAATGTGCTGTAGCACGAAGCGTTATTAATATCTATAGGTCATCAACAATGTCGTAGTCGTCGTTGTCTCCCTCATATATCATTTCTACGTTTTTCCATCCGTTTCTGTAGCGACCGAATCGTTTCTCCATGAACTCATACAACTCTCGTCCCTTGGGCACACCTCGGCCATAATTTCCTTGGTACCACTCCTTGAAAGCATTAAGGACTTCGGTCTTCTTGATAACACCACCTTCTTTTCGGCGAATCTTGTCTTTAGAGAACTCTGCCAAGTAGTCCTGGCCTTCCCTATACTCGTTGCTGCTGGACATTACTATCTCACAATCGTTGACATTGCCTTGTTTCTTGTAGGCTTTTTCAACCAGCATAGACATGAATACTGGTGCCCACTCGTCAAAGTTAGCATCTAGTTTCTTATCCAACTGAAACTGGTAAGGGAACTCTTCTTTCGGAAACTGAAGATCGTCCTCATATGGCTTATCCAAGAACTTCGACTTGAAATCACATACGCGAATACGGCGCCATGTACCATCATCATTCGACTTGATATCGAAGAGTGTATTCGTACATACGACGAGCTTGAATTGAGGCATGAACGTGACTGTGTCCTTCCAAAGAGCCCTACCCTGGATTGGGTCGCCACCAGTGATCTCTTTCATGATACCCTCATTGATCTTGTCGCCTTTACTAGGTTCTTGCATCACAGCGTATCTAGTTCCCATCAACTGCACAATCTCTGAAGATGTACTACCAATACTGTTTCTCTTCTGTGTGATCAGCGTGATTGGGACCGTTCCTTTGTAATCACCTAATCCTTTGCTCATCAAGTCCACCAGACAAGACTTTCCATTTCTACCTGAGCCGGTATATATATTGAATGTCTGGTTCTCCGTAGTTCCTATCAGCACTGAGGCCAGATGTTCCCACATGTAAGCGCGAAGGGAATCGATTGGGAAGAGTTGCTCCATGAAGACCTCGAGCTTGTCCATAGTTGAAGAATGTTTCTTCTTATCAAGGGGTACATAGTCGATGTTTGTGCATTTAGAGATGTAATCGTCAGGCTGACCACGTCTATGAACCTTGCTCTTGAAGTCAACCACGTAGTTATTGAAGCACAGAAGGTATGGGTTCTGGTCTAGCTTCTCTAAGAAGTCCTGGTCATAGAATAGCTCCCGAGCTTCCCGCATGATGTTATTCTTCCATTGTGTTTTCTTGAGATACACCGCAATCTCAGCTAACTTGCTGGTTCTTTTCCTCATTGCCTCGTATGACTGATCAGTCTGTTCCATTGTTTGCATACGTGTCGTATAGTCATGGATTCTGCTGAGATACTCATGATGCATGTCTTTGGATATGCACAATCTCAATGTGCTACCTGAGTCGATTTCAAACCATCTATGATTCTTGTACTCATACCAGCTATTTGTTCTAATGCTTACGCAAACGAATCTATCTTTGAAGATGTTGTAGAGGACCGTCGCAAGGTCGAACTCAGTTGCATCACTTACAGTCTGTTCGATGAAGAAGTCGATCGTTTCTGTCCGAATCTTCTCGAACCCCTCTGGGGCGTCGTTCTTTGCCCAGTACATGATCGATCTATTTGATAATCCGTCAGGGTTCTGGAAGTCGAATCCTCGCCACGTCTCGAACAATTCGGACACACATGTCCAGTCGAACTTTCCATCAGCTCCTCTTAGACTGTGTCTACAGTTTGATTGGCAACTCATCTTCAGCCATGTAAGGAACATTTTAGGACTGGTGTTCGCAAGAGCCCATCCTACTCTGATCCAGTTGTTATAACTTCCTGGACCATAGTATTTGTTTGGAAGGGCCATGGTGAACTGATGTGTCTCTTTGATTTTATAGTCACATGGATTTATCGAGTCGAACATGTCGTCGATAAGTGAGTCTAGTGTTGCTTCTGAATCTATAAGGTCATATCTGATCAAACCACCTTTCCTTGGACGGAAGCTGCTGGCCGGCGGTCCTGTCTGCTTTCTTCGTCCCTGCTTACCAAGACACTTACTTGCTTCGTCAAAGTCTTCTTTCACACTTTCTTTGACAGTGGAGTCTGGGTGGTTCCTGTGCCTAGCACACAGCCTTGAGAATGTCTTCTTTGTATCAAACGATTCTGGTCCAGATGCTGACACGATGTCCCATGACGATCTAGAATGCTTGAGCTTATATGTCTTATGGATTAGGTAAGCCTCATGTCCTGGCTTACGAGACCCATACATTTGCCAATTGACCTGACCTTTGGCGACACCTTCGTCCAAGACTTCGTCCCAAGTGTTCTCTACTGGAAGGTCTGACCATAGCTCACCAAGCTCACTTAGTGCTGCTTCTCTCACCATGGCTTGGATTCCCTTGTGAACCTTGAGACCAACGATAATATGGATCCCATCTTTTGTCTTGGTGTCAAGGATGTTTACACTCTTCTTCTGTAGAACGAAAACGTCGACATCTTGTTCGTCGGCGATGTCTACAAACTGTACCAGTTTATCCATATGCAGCATGACGAGATCCAATGTATGGTCATCTGTGTGCAATCTTTCGGTAACAGTTGTGTTATAGCGTAAATCAACGTCAATGAGCATCGGCCCGTCCTCTATGAGTTGTTTCTCAGTCATATATTCGAGTTCTCCCTTCACAAATACTTTTTCATAATAAGTTTCTAACAGTTCTTCTTCTGATCCATTGGGGACCACATAAGCACCTCCATATACTTCCAAAGCTTTATCAGGAATGCGCGTATGTGTGAATGATTCCCCCTTCCCAGCGGTGCAAGACCGAATGAATGTATCAAACCTTGTAGTCTTGGTTGTCATTTTTGATTGGTATAAGTGGTGGATATTATTTTAACTCAATTTTCCGTTGATCTTCCAGAAAGAATCAGGGAGCAGTAATCCTACGCACTTTGAATATAAATAGATCCCCAGAGAGAATACAGAGATAATCATGAGTGATTCGCGCCAACAATGTGTCATAACGAGAGAAACAACTATGAGATTAGCATCCGATGTCAGGGATATTTACAAACATCCTCTGCACAGCGAAGGAATATATTATGAGCATGATGAGAGCGATTTGCTCAAAGGATATGCAATGATAATCGGTCCAGAAGATACTCCTTATTCAGGAGGATACTATTTCTTCAAGTTCGCATTTCCTTCAAATTATCCACATTCGCCGCCCAAAGCTATTTTTCATACTAACAATGGAAGTATGCGTATGCATCCTAACCTCTACAAAAGTGGTAACGTCTGCCTATCCGTCTTGAACACATGGCATGGTGATCAATGGGATGGGTGCCAAACTATTTCATCAATATTGCTCACTATTCGTCATATCCTAACGAAGGATCCTTTGACTCACGAACCTGGTCTCGGAGAATCCCATCCAGACTTCTTCTCGTATACACAGCTTGTCGCGTTCTACAATATTCGGTTAGCCACTATAGACATACTATCCTCTGCGTATATCGATCGGCATTTCTCGAGTCTACTCCAAACTGCTAAGCAAAACTTCATCGACGATTACGATAAAAAGATGAAGGCACTCGAGGACGCTAGGGAAGGTTTCGATAATTTCAAGACGACCAGACGTCTTGCTCCGCCGGACACTTTGTCTACAAGGAGCATTTACAATATACCCCAGGTTCGTATTGATTATGACGTGCTTGTTAGGGATCTCGCTTCTATGCGTCAGAAGCTTCTAACGGCTTCAACTTAGTAGAAGTTTAATGAAAAATTGCAGGAGGCAGATAAAAAGATATGTCTCACATATATACACAAGGATGCACTTCTGCGTTAAATGCGATTTCATGTACTATCTTAAGTTGAAAGGTGAAGATACAGATCAACTCATATACTATTGCCGTCATTGTGGTCATGAAGCTGATGAGTTGACTGACTCAGACGTTTGTGTTCTTAAAACCTCCGTCAACCGCGGTGCGGAGAAATATGCCAGAGTCATCAACGAGTACACAAAAGACGATCCTACGGTGCCTAGGATAAATACGATGCGTTGTCCTAACCAAGAGTGTCCCGCAAACGAGGGCGACAAAGGAAACGAGGTTCTCTATATCCGATATGACGACGCGAACATGAAGTACGTCTATATGTGCGCGCATTGTGATACAGTCTGGAAGACCAACGAGCAGAAATAACTCGGAAAATTGATACAACTTAAACATTTTCTCTTGACAATATAGACCATGAGCGATTCAGAAAACGAAAGCTACCAAAGTGAAAGCGAGGATTATGAGAAAACACAGTTTGGTGAGGAAGACTCTGATTTCAGCGATGGAGAAGAGTCCCTCGACCCGGAACAAGAACCTACTTTCAAACCGAGGATCAAAATTGGCCCTTTAGTCGAAGACGGCGAATTGGGAGGAGATTCTAGTGACGAAGAAGAAGATGATATGGAGATGGACCCTGAAAACATCAACGACGAGGAAGACGACGAAGAAGAGGATGAAGTTGACCCTCCCGACGCACAACGAGTGTTACCAGATGTCCAACAAGGACTCATCGACCTTGAGAACCTAGAAACAGGTGATGACTCCAGCGATGACTCCAGCGACGATGGTCGCTCTGACGACGAAGACTATCTTCAAAAGCTCGACCGAGACGTAGTTGACGATTATATTGGCGAAATGCATCCAGAGTCGAAGATACATAACTTCGACGAAGTTAGGGCGCTGTCAGCCGTCGTTAGGGACAACACCGGAGCAGTGGTGGACGAACTGCATCAGACGATTCCTGTCCTTACCAAGTATGAGAAAACGAAAATCTTAGGTGTAAGGGCGAAACAACTAGACGCTGGCGCAATGCCTCTTGTTAAGGTAGCACCAAACGTAATAGATGGCTATACTATCGCTCTTATGGAGCTGCAACATAAAAAGATTCCTTTTGTGATCCGACGTCCGCTACCAAACGGTGCATGCGAGTATTGGAAAGTGTCAGATCTAGATTTACCTTAGAAAGTATGATATCGCATCAACAAGCAAGCAAGGTACCAGGTAGAAGACTGTTGATAAATATACCGCTGCTATCGCAGACATCAGTGATTTAGAAACTATCACTTCTACATCATTTTCTTCCGTGAATAATCGGCTACCTACCAAAAGTGCCAGGTATGCCCAGATAGTTCTATCGATCCAATTCTTAATAATCCCCATTGTTGTTGATGCAGTTATTCACACATCAAAAACAATCAATTTTCCTATTTAATTGCTAAGGCTTATCCAGTCAGTAGCTACGTATTTTTTCTCTTTCATTGATCGCTTAATAAGATCTGTGAGGCCGTTTTTCCACTCTATATCGAAGGTAGTTGTAGGACTGCTATTAATCTCGATTATTCTACTAGATCTATCGTCTAGTAACTCTACATCTACACCGAATATTTTCGATTTGCCAGCATCGCCTTCCCCACAAGGAGATCCGCACGATTCGATGATCATCCTTAGTTTCTCTCCGACCTCTTCCGCAAGCAAATCGCTGTCTACCCCGCATGTAGCTAGCTGGGTTGTCAATCTTGGTAGATCGTATGTATCGTAATGCTTGTCTCCTCCCATAGACTGGTTTATCTTCATGCCACGGTCTAGTCCATTGTATTCGAAACGCTTATCGGCAAACACGTTGTAACCTGTTCTATAGAGATACATTCCTTTGTCGCAATCAACTACCATGAAGTAACGCATCCCAAACTTGAAACCGTTTACAAGTAACGGATTCTCAAGATATTCTTGCACCTGTACAATTTTTTTGTTGTTCAGAACTTCCATATTTGTCCTATTAACGAGGAACACTCCTTTTCTCTCCCCAGAGTTATATTCCTTCGCAATATACTCTTTGTAAGGTGAGTATTCTGCCTTAAACTTAGCTGCGTCTTCCGGCCATTTGTAGCTCTTTGGAAACACCTTAAGTGTCTCGGTTTCACCATATCTCTCTAGGCATTTTTTCCATATGTCTAATCTGTTGAACGCCCGCGTACGCTCCATCTTTTTTGGCTTAGTCAGCGAGGGTTCGGGGTCTTTTCTGAAGACTATCCAAGACACCGCTATTATGGCTACTATGATTAGAAACATCACTAGAAGTTTGTTCATTAAAGTAACTGGATATAAGATTACATATGTAAGTATTCGAGACTACACGCCCACAAAAAAAGAAGTATGTATATGACTCGATGTTCCGACTAACATTTCCACCTTTGACCACAATCGATGCATGTAACATAAGTGGTCATTGGCTCATCAGCTGATCTAGTCTGTAGCTGATAATATGAACATTTGTTCGATCCGCACTTCCTGCACGTGTAGTTGTCGGTGTTAGCTTCAAGCTTAGGTGCATAAAGATCCATGTCGCGATCTTGCTTACGTTTCAATAGAGCCTCCCATTTATCCGGTGCCATCTCTTGATGGGTCATTAGTCCAACCTCATGTGGCTTTATCTCCTTCATCTTGATGCGGTGAAGCAGATCGCTGTTCTGTAGATTCACCCAAACAGTTCTGAATCTATCAGTGTATAGCTGAACGAAATGTTGGTTTTCCCATTTCTTTACCACATTCTTTTGTCCCGCTGTGCGAATTGCATAATTCAACATGCCCTTCTCGATATTTAACGCATTACGCTGGCTTCCAACGATTTCAGCTAGACTGTCTCTGACTTTAGATCTGAATGATTCGGGGTCACTGATGTGTTGCATTATTAGTAGATACAACGATCCTATTTAGATCGCTTTCGATTTTCTCGTTATATCTATTCGTCGTCGCTGTAGTAATAGGATTCCTCTTCCAACTCAGAACCTAACCCCGTTGGCTCATCCTCTGCTGAACAATCCGGTTCATCTGACTCGTAATCTTCGTCATCGCCCTCGTCTTCGCTACCACTTTCAGCGTCGTCGTCTACCTCGACCTCATCATCGCAATCAGATGAATCATCAGCATCTACGACAAAACCGTCTTTTAGATAGCCACCCACTTTGGTTTTTTCCGCATCGGAAACATCGTCGAGTTCATCATCACTCTCTTCCTCATCCTCACCGAGGTCTTCGAATCCACCAAAAAGTTTATCGTAAAACACCTTCCACTTCTCGCAAGTGAGGTCGCACAACTCGCCGTCTTGGTCGACACCTACTACTACAAGAGTACCAAAGCACAACACTTCTGCGATAGGAGGTGGTAGTTCATACTTGTTTTCCGTACCGGCCCTTCCGTCTGTCTTGCCCCACACCTCTACCGCTCGTAGGTCGGGGGACGAAACGGGCCAGGTGCATAACTTCTTAAATCCATCCGATTTTCGAAGACCACTCTTTTTGTACAGATTATCACGGGTAACATCCTTACTGTTAAGGTCTTTTCTCGAGCCGCCTTTGTCAACTAAAACTAGCCTTGTCATGATAATGTGTCTTACCAGAATGGGTTTAAATGGTTTCACCTAGATTATTCAAGATGCCAAGTCAAGATGTGTACAGAATCTACGTAGAGGATCTAATCCCCAGAAACATTGACACTACTTTACTCATTACAAGAGAAACACATAGAAGGCAGTATTCTAACTTCTTCTCTGATAAGGGTCTATTCCGTATCATGAACGGAATCCTACACAGAGTTGATATAGACGACGGTGTCGTGACTAGACATCAGCTGACAAACGACAAAACAGACATTGTGTTATTCGCCGACACATCAAAAATGACCCCGAATCATAAAAGATCACAACTCCCGATTGGCCATACTATCCAGAAGATTGAGGAGGTTTCCTACCGGATTCTTCAGCACGCCGAAACGCGATTGGTTGTCGAGCTCGAAGGGAAGTGTCCCGTAGATGTTTACTTCGAGACGACAATCCCTATTTTCACTCCCGAGGTTACCGAAACAATCCTTACGTTCCTTTCAGAGCTTAAGTTTTGTTCGTAGAGTATAAGCATGATTGCCTGGACAGTTCAATGGTCATTGATATCACTTATACTTATTATTCTTGTCCATTACCTCTACTCATTTTTCATCGATACGTTGACTGTTCCAAAGGTGAGGGATCTAATACACAACCCCACTGAACGGTATAATACGATCATCACCGATATTAACAAGACAGCTAGGCCTGGTGCTGGTGAAACCTTGAACGCCGTACCTGACCAGTCTGAAATGCAGTCTGAGCTACGGGACTTCCTTAGTAACATTAAGAAGGAGAAAACGTCTCAATTCCCGACAGCAGCAAACGATGTCGGAGCTTACAGCTCATACTAAACTAGTTAAAGATTCGTCTCTAGTTGATGTAGAACATGAACATCAAACAAGCTATTGAACGATTTCCATCAGTAGAACTTTCTTATGACAAACTCCTGCATAAGAAAGTTCGGGCTCATATGTTTAGCCTTCTACCTCAAGGTTCTAGATGCTTGTTATGGTTTACGACTGTAGGAAGCGACAACGTTCCTATATTACTGACATTGGACAAAAGGGGAAACATCGAGTCAGCAAACGTCAAGACGATGTCGTTTGGTGATGATCTATGTATCGGTGACGGGTCAATATTCGCCGGGATACTTTTTAAGCACGGAAACTCGGATATGTTCACTTTTCTCGATCCGGTCATCTATAAGAGCCAACCCGTATGGAAAGAGAAGTGTGACACTAAGCTTAGTATACTCCAGCACACATTCACACACGAGCTCTGTCCACCAGCTTATGGTAGAGGATGGCTAGTCCCGGGACTTCCCTACATGACGGATTCGTTTGGTGATGCTATCGAGGTAGCTAGAACGCTCCCATACTCTCTACACGGTATTCGTCTTACTGAAGGTAGAAAAACAAGACACTTTGGTTACGTCAAATACACCGGTAGACAGATATCTGTTGCCGTGCTGAAAGTTAAGGCACAGCTCCTTGATGACGTATATGGGCTGTATTGCTCTGATCATAAAAGAGGTACTATTCCCAGGATCGCATTTGTACAAGACTACTCGTCCAGTGTGATGATGAACAAACTATTTCGTTGTATCAAAGAGAACGACAACTTAGACCTACTTGAAGAAAGCGATGATGAAGAGGAGTTCGAAAACGTCAGCGACGATAAGTTCGTGGATACCAAGAAAGTCGTTCATATGGAGTGTGTATATGAGCCGCGTTTCAGAAAGTGGAGACCCATCAAGGTCGTAAACAACTCTTGTCCTCTAGCCACCTCTAGGGAGGTCGAGACTATAGAAAGAAATAATATGAGGTGAGTATATACATGTCTAACTCAGCAGCACCGTTTGATAGCAATGGCACAGGTGGGGCTTACAGCGCCTCGCAAGCCGCAGTTGATTCAAATACTAACTTCGCTCAGCCCGCCGATCTATTCGCAGCGGGGTATATGAACACACCGAAGGGTGCGTTTGGAGGTACAGTATCCAATGTACAGGCCGCCGAAGGAAATTATGTCAATAGAAAGTATATGACCGGTGGAAAACTTACTCGTCGCTACGCTAAGAAATCAGGTACCAGGAAACCTAGACACACACGCAAGGCTGGTAAGTCTCGCAAAATGAACAAAGCTTCTCGTGTGAAGCGCGGAAAAAAACAAAGCAAATCCAGAGCTAGAAAACCTAGTGCCCGTAAGTCTAGAGGACGCAGATCAAGAGGACGCAGACCAAGAGGAAAGAAGAGTGGGAAGCGCGGAATGAAGCGTCCTAGTAGGAAATCTAGAAAGATGAGGGGAGGAACAGACGCGTTCATCAACAAACCCCTCTCATTCTCCTACGGCGCACCAGCTATGCGTCTGTCTCCTGATATGTCAGCCCTTGCTAATCCTGTTCCTATCGCAGCGACAGACACGTGTGCAAAGGACATGTAAGCAAAATCTATATCGTAATCATTTATTATCGATATAGATGTATACAATGAGTGTCATTAACTTTTTTGCTGAAATTAAAGACAACCAAGGAACATGGCGGGAAGGTGAGTTCTCTCTTGACAATAATGCAGAAGGCATGATAACGCTCTCGAGTGTGAATTATGTTTCCGGTGGACCGAGTATCGCGCATATGGCAGTCGTGTCGTACAGTCCAGATGAGGGCATACGAAATAGACGAAGGTTTCCAGCCACCATATACCCGAGAACCGCACGCATCAATTTGAACGCAAGTGACGGAAGCATTGTACAACTAGAGTTATGCCCACATAATCGCTCTCATCCTGGAGAAAGACAAGTTTTCGATGACATTACAAGTGGAACAATGCAGGCGATGGAACATGCGAATACGGTAGACTTAGATGAACTGAAATCGCAGATACCTACGTTGGGTCCTAACCCCACTCTCGAAGAGGAAGCGGATCAACATTTGGCGAAGGGTCGACTGCTACATAGAGTTCGCGAGTTTGCTGTAACAAAGAGGGAAGCGGAGAATGCTTATGTTGAGGCAGATAAACAGATGGGATGCAGCGATTATTGGCGTGTTATCAAATGGTTAGAAGACAATGGTCTAGTACTTCAAGATATCCCCATACATGATGGAGGGAAGAGAAAGAAGAGTGTTAGACGTCAAAGAGCGCGCAACGCGACGAAAAAGCGGGGGCCACGTAAACAAACCACGAAGAAAAGAACTCGACGGATGAAGCCTCGAAAGAGAAAGGATAAGCGCAAGAAACGTAGAGCAATCAAAACTACGCTCAAGGCTAAGTCAAAACATTCGCGCAGAAATAAAGGCACAAGACGAACCGCTAAGTAAACACGTATTAGATGTTGATTAGACAAGCCCCTGCTTTAGGTACACTCTTCTTCCGAGTACCAGCCTTAACATCTGTCCATTTGCCCTGCATGTACCCAACAGAATCAGTTCGTTTAACAGAGTATTTGCATTTTTTGTAATAGGTCAGGCGTTTCTTGGACTGGTTCTGAAACAAGTCATGTGTATCTATGAAATCTACTACTAACGGACGTTCGTGTTTCATGCGTAAAATCCTACCTACTGCTTGTGTTATATCAGTCCTAGGTGTCGCAAGGAATAAAGTGGTAAGTGATTTAATATCTAGTCCTTCTGCCGCCATAGCATACGTCGCGATTACTACCTGCTTGCTCTCCGTTTCTTTTAAGTCGCTCTCCTTCATTCCGCCAACATAGTACCCGACAGTCGCAATCTTCCTATGCGTTATAGCATCATGAAGGTATTTAAGAATACTCTTGTTCTGCCCGAGAATCATCACATGTTGGTCAGGCGTTTCTTCCATCTCTCTTACTAATACTTTCAATATGAACTCCGAACGACTTGCATAGTCACATAGCTTGGTGATCATAGTACTGTACTGAGGATTCCCCCTGTAGTCATATACGACCTCTTCGAACTCAGGATCATTTGACTTATACTCTATTGCCTTCACCATAACATTGTTCTCGTCTTCTCTCTTGAGAGTATAAAGTATCTCCCCAAGAAACATCTTGAAGACAGGTGTGAGTCCATCCTTGCGGTTCATTGTGGCACTTAGTCCGAGAGTATACTTTGTCACTACGTGAAGGAGCGATCTACTGAACACCTCTGACGATATATGATGACATTCATCAACAATAGTTAGTCCAAACTGACTAAATAAGTCGGATGGATATTCCTTCATGGAGAGGGACTGAAGCATACCTATAACAATGTCCTTTCCATCAACGTCGAGCGTTTGTCCTTGTATCTTCCCGATTTTGGCTGTAGGCAAGAACTGTTCGATCCTCTCTACCCATTGATTCAAGAGGAAACTCTTGTGTACAATCACTAGAGTCTTTCGTTTGAGACGAGATATTATATTCAAAGAGAGAGAAGTCTTGCCGGCACCACAATATAGATCGAGGAGGCCGCCACCGCCCCATTCGCTTTTGGTCGAATCCATATAAGCTTCCACAATCGGAACCTGATAGTCACGGAGCTGACCATTGAACGGTACGTCGATCTTCTCTCCGTCACTAATATGTATTCCATCTGGATCACCGTAAGTTCCCAAACCGTAATACTTCGGCATGTATAACCTAGTTCCACTCTCTCTATAGACGGGAAACGATGCTGGTTGTACAGGGGACTTTGGCAAGTACGGCTGGACTGTTAAAGAGTCGCGTATTGACTTCTGTTCGTTCTGATCTAAGCATTCCTTATAGATTGTGTATCCTTTGGATCCGATATATGTTGACTCTTCCATGATGTGATATTTTGTTGTCCACCATTTAGGTAGATTTCAAAAACCAATCACCTGCGATAACGTTATTCGATAATGTATTAAAAACAATAACGCTATAACAACAATAATGAGCAACATCATCATTCTCGCGCTGCTTTCACTCGTTGGCATTACATCCAGTGTTAAACTTGACACAGTAGGTGCACTTGATATTAATATGTATGCAGGAACATGGTTTCAAATGTATTCCAATCTCCCCGTCACTAGCACGTTTGAGCGTGACAATGTATGTGTAACGGCACAGTATGGCAAACCAGACCCTTCCATTAAGAAAGCCGATGTCTCAGTAGTGAACACGGCGAGACTCGTGCAGCCAACTAACGGAACGATTGCGGGTATCACGGGATATGCGTATGTACCTGACAGTGACGAACCAGGCAAGCTGAAGGTCCATTTTGATGAAGGTGCCCCAGTAGATGCTGATTATTGGGTAACATCACTTGGCCCGGTCAATGAAGACAAATTGTATGATTACGCTATAGTTTCCGACAATATAGGGCTTACACTCTATGTATTAGCAAGGAATGTCGAGACGTTCGAGACCAAATACGATACTACCGTGCGCGAGCAGCTAGTCGATCTTGGCTTTACAGGTAAAGCGAAGGAACCTATACCAACATATCAGAAGGCGGACTGTGATTATTCATGGTTAGTTGAATAAATTATCTGAGACTATCTTATAATGGATTTTCAGAAAGCTATGAAATCTCTGATCAAGGCAGAGCATGCTCACAAGAGGGTTTTAGAAGCAATCTTTGTTCTTTACATCGTTTTCGATATCGAGACACCCAAAACACTGGCAAAGGTGGTAGACAGTACGATCGGAAACGTCGTAGTGGCAGTTCTTGCTCTCACCATGTTCGCGGCTGGTGGTCCAATCGCAGGTATTCTTGCGTTGATTGCTGGTCACACACTGATCCGTCGCTCGAGTGAACAGACAGGCAGTTTGTATCTTCAAGGTGAGGACCGCGCCGAGTACATCAAGAAAGAACTACTTGACAAGTACAACGCGTTTCCACGAACTCTAGAGGAAGACATGGTAAGCCAGATGGCACCGTTGGTATCAGGAAGTGCTGATGACAGTAATGTGAAGCCTGTACTCGATAGCATCAATGATGCTGCACCAATTGATTACGATGGTGTAATTTAATCCGATTCATCGTTTGTGAGAATATTTTTGTCCACAAACGATTCACTCCTATAGTGCTTTCACACAAATACTATACTGTATTCTTGACATCATGTATGTAACGGCCATAGTCGATACAAGACCTAGTGTATGTAGATAGTCTTTTCCTTTGAACGATTTCTCGGTTAGTGCAATGTAAGCCATGCTTAATGCGACCAGTACAAACTGAACGAAGGTAAGGACCATCAAAAAATAATAGATCACACAGTACTCCTGTCCTATCGGTGAAAACACGGTTTCGAACATCTTATACATATACTAATGATTATTTGTGTCTCAATGCCTTTCGGCACGGTGTAGCTATCTTAAGAGCATCATCAAATAAAGTTAATCCTTCGAGAGCGTATCCTCCAAGGGCACCTAACACTATTGCCTTAAAGTTATTAGATGCGTTGTCGTATGCGACGATTAACGCCATCACGACAAGTGCGGTGAGCCAGTGATGTATATGCAAACAGGTGTTGCCGAATATAGCAATGATCTTCTGAGAATGCTTCTTCACACCCCAGTTGAAGTAGCTCGTGGTTGCGAACACAATAACGAACGCGATTATCCCTTCTCTCCATGACTCCATTTATGTTATAATGAGATTAACAAACAATCATCCGAAACTCTCCTACAATATGCCTCTTTGATATGTGTTTGTTTACTATGTTGTAGGTGTATTTCTGGAAGTGACATATACCATCTATGTAGAGGCGTCATGATAAACTAATGTTTTGAAGTTGTTTTCCATTCTCAATTTTGAAATCAGTTAAAAAAGTGTCAAAAAACCTCCATAGAAATCGAGAATGAGAATGCGTGCAAAAAAGGCTGTTTATCATGACGCTTGTAGATAAAACTTGTTCAGTCACTAAAAAATCATGTAGGGATGTTATGGAGGCATATAATGCTCATCGATTTTTCCATCGTTTAGACTCTCGTCCTTTTTTCTACTACCCTTATAATGGTAGTAAATGGTAGTATTTTAGGGACAGAAAAGGACGAAAAAGGGACAGAGATTTTCCATTGCGAAAAGTGTGACTTCTTTACGTCTCATATTGGTCATTGGAAAAGACATCTTAAGACGAAGAAACACAATGATAGTAAAATGGTAGTAAATGATAGTAAAAACGAGCAAAAAGGACCACAGTGGATTTGTCACTGTGGCAGGCAGTATAAGTACGATAGCGGGTATTATCGTCACAAAAAAAAATGCAAATGGTCAGCTCCCACGTCAGATACTCCTACTGATCAAAACCAGGTCATAGAGGCTGACTCCGGTCACAAAAACACGTCTGCCGACGGAACATTCTTCGATTCTCTCTCTAAGGAAGAGTTGAAAGGCATATGTAAGTTCCAACAACTGAAAATTAGCGAAGGTAATGGCAGCACGCAGGCGATTACTGGTGACAATAACACGATGACCAACCAGAACTTCAATATTAGTGTCTTTCTCAACGAACAGTGTCGTGATGCTATGTCGATACAGGATTTTGCAAAACAGCTAACACTAACAATGGAAGACTTAGCTGCGAGCAGACAAAACAGAGCACAGGGTTTCTCTAACATAATGGTGAAGAATCTGGAGCCTCTTGCGATCACGGAGAGACCTGTTCACTGCACTGAGGACAAAGCATGGTTTATAAAAGACGGTAGCAACTGGTCAGAAGATAACGGTAGCCGTTTAGTCCAGGAAACACAGCGGGGAATCCAAAGATCGTGGCCTACCGTTTTCCAAGAGGCAAATCCCGATTGGAAAGATAAGGAAGGTCTTCAAGGTGCGTATGTCGAACTAGCTGGTGCAACCACTACAGATTTGTCTCAAAGAGAGATCTCTAAGATAACCAAGACCGTTGGCAAAAAGTGCCACGTCAAGGACGATTAAATGATAAAGACATCATAGACTTACTTTATCATCTACTTCGAGGAAGCGACCGCTGGTTTACTCAGGTATTCAGCAAACATCTCATACGCTTTATGGAATACTTTCATTATGATGATGAAGACTATCACCGCAAGAATTATTGGAAGAACACCACTACCAAGTAAGTTCTCTAGCCATGCAGGTGCTTCTGACATACTAGTAATGGCTTTTTTCTCTTTGATCATTGTAGACCCGTCGGATCCAGTGGGATTGCATTCAATGTATATCTCATCTTGGCTGACTAGCGATGACACTCCCTTTGAGTTGTAAAACAGACCGTCCTTCGGCTGCTTGATACCATACGAAGCTGCTTTGGTGATCTTTAATAGTCTGCTATGACTAGCCTTTGTAAGGCTTACCGGATGAGAAAGATCAAATACAACGTACTCGTAACTACCATTGCAAGGATCATATGGAAGTGTCCCAGAGTAGTTGTAGTATGGCGCCTTAGGTACGATCTTCTCGAGAGAGAAAACAGGTAGATTGATGTTCATCTTACCACCTTTAGTGTTCGCAGACCTTGCAACCTGCGTAATTAGTTCATCCATCATGCTTGACGACCCTCCATTATCTACAATCGGTATGGACACTATCATGTTTGAACCACCAGATACTGCATTGTGCATAATAAGTATTTCTCCGGCGGCATGTTTACCCCCATATGTATGAAGTGATGGGTGGTAGATTCGCATCTCTTGTACGTTGTATCTCTCTGTGTTGTAAACAACAGGGGGTTGTGGACTCTTGTCCATGCTTACCCTGATGAAGTCGCCTCGGTTAGTGGCCTGAAGCGACGTGGGGCTATAATTGAATGAATAATTACATTTCAATCTACAATCGCCTGTACCGGCCTTTGATATGTTGATGGGAGAAGTGGCAGATGAGCAACTCATTAATATAGGATAGCAATAAAAAATATGGATCATCTATATAGCGATGAGGATCTCACGTAGAAGAATATATCGTATCCTAAACAGTCGTAGTCAGTCCCAAAAAAAACCCAAGAAGAGTGCGAAAGGGGAGAGAGGGAGGGCTATAAAGACTAGGTCGAAGAGAGGAGGAAATATTAGGAAATCGACACTTAAGGCCCGCGGTGGTGCTCTCCTTAGAAGCAATAATCCTGATTCAACAACTACACACGCTGCAGATGAAGAGAAGGGGATACTTCTATCTAGTGGTGATACGCTAGTCAGATTTTTCAAGGGTGATAAATCTTCCAGTAAACCGGTAAAGGCATGGAGGGACGCTATTCAGCAGTTCGTAAACGCTGTGCCCCCCGTATCCAAACCTTCTGGTAGAGAGGCTAAAATCAATTTAGCAATAAACCAGCTAGAAGAAGTTATCCCTAAACTCTCCAAAAATCCTGAACTGTCCACATATGCTAGCCATTTCGTTAATCGAGAGAAGAGCCTTATAAATATAGACTTCAGACCTGTTGAAAACAAGGTCCGTGCTATCAAACGGTATATCAACTTGTCTGAAGACACCGATGTCCGAGAAATCCTCAGTAAGTACGACCTTGGTGTCGGGTTTGTTGCGGCAATTGACTTGAAGATAGAGAGCCTAGAAGAGGGTTTCCCTAGTCTTTTGAAAGACGCCGTCTCTAAAAAAGAAGCACTCAATAAAGCAATCAATCACGGCAAAACGACTGTGTTCCAAACCGCCGAGTTAAAAGCACAAGGTAGAGGGAATATATTGACTCAAATTAAAATCGCATTTGACGCGTACAGTGACTCGTTGCGAAAACTAGCCAACACGGCTAGTCTAATCAATAATCTTATTTCGCTTGTAGGCGATCTGGCCAGAGGAGTGATTAAAATCCAGAATGAGGCTCTAAATGGCTTCCGTAATGAGGAAGCACGGAATGCTTATTTGCTTCTCACTCAAGGTAGTTCTATTCCATTGAGTCGGCAAATTACAGATGGCATAGGCAATTATGTCGGACCTTATATTGGGTTCCCAACGATAACATCTTCTAGAGTTGGATCAGAATCAAATCCTGCACTTCCTGAATATGAATCGTTCAAAGTGAAATCTAACTGGAATAGTTATGCAAGAAAGAAGTTGACCGACCTCGGAATAGTTAATATCTCACCTGGAAATACTCAGAACATTTCGACTGAGTCTGTGACTCCACCTGTGAGAGCAGAGGTTGGCACTGCCCAGAATGCTAGCCAGGACACTGCCCAGAACATTTCGACTGAGTCTGTGACTCCACCTGTGAGAGCAGAGGTTGGCACTGCCCAGAATGCTAGCCAGGACACTGCGGGTAGTAGAACCATCGAAATGACTAGCATGGGAGCAGGCGTTGACCCTGCCCAGAATGCTAGCCAGGACACTGCCCAGAACGTTCCGACTGGGCTTGTGACTCAACCTGTGAGAGCAGAGGTTGGCACTGCCCAGAATGCTAGCCAGGACACTGTGGGTAGTAGAACCATCGAAATGACTAGCATGGGAGCAGACGTTAGCGGGGACACTGCCCGGAACGTTAGCGAGGACACTGCGGGTAGTAGAACAATCGAAATGACTAGCATGGGAGCAGACGTTAGCGAGGACACTGCCCAGGGCACTGCCCGGAACGCTAGAATGGAAGCACCACAATGTAGCGGAGAGTTGGGTGACTGGAAAGAAGTTGTGTCTGAAAAAACCACTGACGGTAAGCTGTTAATAAATAGCATTGTAGTCTCGAACGATCGAAGGGACGTAAAAAAATATATTGACTTGTGTCCTTACGATGGATCACAATACAACACCATTGAAATGCCTAAGAACGGTGACTGTGGTTGGTTGGCGATCTTAGTGTATCTCTCATTAATTGTCAGAGCCAGCCCTGGATATGCCGGAGCAGTGAAAATACAAACTCCTCTATTAGGACCCATTCTTGACAGCCTACAGAATGATATTTCAGACCAGGCTCTCCAAGACGGACTTGAATCTGTGAATAGAGTATACGGACAGTATGTTTCCCAGCTGCGTGATACCATCCGTGGGATGCAGACCGCTCCCTCTGTGGCGCCCACCACTGGCAGGCCTGACCAATACCTAACAGATGATGATCTACGAGTTGTGGCGAAGGTTATTGGGATGACTATACCTGTTAGTCAAGGCAGAGGCGTCATATGGGTCTACAACACACCAGTTAATGATGCACAGGGGAGCATAGTGTCGACTTTCCAGCCTCCAGAGGGGGTTCTTCCTCTAGATTACTTTGTTGAGCCTCTAATGTTGAACCATGAGCAAACCACCGCGGACGTACCTGGATATTATGGTGGACACTGGAACATAGTTTTCCCGCGCGGAAGTGCAAAGGTATATAGGAGAGCAACAAATGCGATGAGGGTGCAATTTGAAAAGAGTGATGAAGCGCTGCGCGAGAGGTTGCGTGGGGCGACGGATGATGCTGTTGGTCCTAGACGTCTTAGTCAACCTAGCATAGTGACGGGCGATGACACAAGTAATAGTCAATCTAGCATAGAGACGGGCGATGACACAAGTAATAGTCAATCTGACGCATATCCCATAGTGGCTACTCCAGTAAGTGGCGTTCCTGGGCCAGTAAATGCAACCATGGTAGCGAGCAATGATAATGGTATGGGAACATCAGATGTTGTCCAGACGTCGACTAGTACACGTCGACAGAATGACGGCACCGTAAAGGTAACGGTAGTGATAACTCTTCCGAAAAACGCGTCGCTGGACGTGAGCGGGCCGGGGGGTGTAGGATATGCGACAGCTATGTCAAACCTTGTCACTGATACACAAGGGACCCCCCTGGGAGGAGGAGGCAAAAAAAAGGCGAGAAAGACAAAAAGCAATGCAAAGGGTCGCAAAGGACGCGGTACCCGTAAGAGATAGATTGATATTATACGAAAGTAAGTAGAGTATCAATTTACATCGTCTATTGATAACGAGGTAGCCCTAGTAAGTGTGTGGACGAACCCAGACAATGACGAAACGGTACTATCGTGATCGGAATATGTAGTCTGTAGTGACTGGAGTCCCGTAGTCCAGGAGTTGAAGTCTTTCCTAATACCTGCTAGCTGGGTGGCTACCATATGTATGAATGTTTTGTTTTTTGCCAGTGACAAGAAAACCTTATAACATTCGATTGCATTGGCGAAGTGGAGGGATAGATACTCAACTAAGCTTTTTCTGGAATCGTACCAGATACTCCGTTGTATGCCGCTAGCGAATCTCCAGTTCTTGTAAAGTATCCCGTTGTTGATTCCTAGTTTGATTCGTTCATTTTGGTCTAGGTCGGCAAGAGCCCTAAGAGCTTTTTTTGTTTGATTGTATTTGTTTTCGAGTTTCCAGTAATCCTCTATCATTATAACCGCAGTAGACATGAATGAATTAGTTGGTACTATGGCCCTAAATGGTTTTGCGCGCAAAATTGCAGAAAAAGGTTTCTCATACGATAACAATAATCATGTCAGCATTTACAAGTGTACCAAGCATTATAACACCGTGTTCAGCGGTGAAACAGGGTCGAGCGAAGCAAGATTATACATGTAATTATTCTGCGAAGGATGGGAGTATTTGGCTTATAGCTATTGATGGGCATGGAAGTCATACACTGGGAGGAGTAGCACCAGGGCATGATTATGTTTCTTGGCTTACTAAATTGGACTGGGGAGATATGATAGAGCGGTATGGTGGAAGCTGTTTAGATAAAGTGCAAGAGATGACAAGGTCAGTAATGAACACATGCGGCATAGGAGCATGTATAGTGTTAGCGCGAATCGATCCAGGGAGGTATCGTGTCAACACCTGGTGGAAAGGCGATGCGGAATGTAGGGTGTACGCAGATGGAAAGGAGATCTACAGGACGAAACCTCATAAGATGGAAAAGCAGAGTGAGAAAGAGAGGTACGAGGATGAGAAGATAGTGTATAGCAGACATCCCGGATTTAGTATCCAAGTTTTGAACGGTTCACAGGTGACCATGCAATCATCGTCATATATAACATGGCCGGGCTACTTAGATCGCATTAACATATCCAACTCACTGGGCCATAACGGAATAACAGGGCGATTCATAGAGGAGGGGGACGTCGAGTTGCCCAAGGGAGCAGAGATCGCGGTAGTTGTTGGGTCAGATGGAATGTGGGACATGGTAGCCGAGACCGATGTGGATGCGGCCCAGATATCTCTGCTCGCCAAAGACGCCGAAGCGTTGGTGTCATGGGCAGAGGCGAGATGGGACCAGGAGTGGTTCTACACACTGGGCTCCCACAGCGAGATAACTCGTATTCCGAGTCGGGATGACATAAGCGTCTCAACATGGGTAAGTAACAATTCTTCTTAGACCATAATCCAACGACTAGGATGTTTATCATATTTGTTTTATGGTAAAGGAAGAATACTTTTATGTGGGCATTCTAGATATTCATTGTATTTGAGCTTGATGACATGGTCAAATACACTTATAGGTATGGTATGTATCTCATGACTTGGTTGTCATAGACGGTAACCTTGAACGTATCATTGTAGCCCTCCACATAAACTACATCACCGTTATAAAGATTGTCGCACCCATACTCGTTGGTGCAGCTTTTGTTTTTGTAAGTAATAGGCAGCTTTACCATGCTATTTTCATTGCTCATTGTGTAGAAGTTCCATTTGTCTCTGGAGACGTATAACGGTCTTCCCATTAAAGGAAGTATCATTTCAGGTGAACCAATTCTCGTGAGGATACCAACCTGTCTATACTCGGCGTCTACCGCTCTGGTAGCGATATTGATTGGGATGCCCCTTGGATCGCTAGAGTCAGTGCGGAACACTCTATCATCCCTCAATGGAGCTTCATAAGGGTTGAGCAGGACATCACTTGCTACGTTCGAGAAAGAGAAAGACGGACGCGGAAACATCCCAAACATACGTGGTCGTTCTTCAACAACCACTGTTGTATTCTCGTTTTGGGCCGGACTAGGCCTTAGGAGGAAGAACGACGCAGCAGCAACAACCAACAAAAACATAATTGTAGCATTTTCGATGCAGAACACGCCAGGGGGACATTTCTTAGCCATGATTATATATTGGATAGGTAATTATTTACTTCTTACCAAGTCCGAATGATTCTGCTAGTCCTGCAAGCTTATCTGCCCCTCCCATAGACTCCATCATACCCATTGCCTTATCCATCATAGGAGCCATAGACTCAATTCGCTCTAGAAGCTGACTTTGAGAATCCATAAGACCTTTTAGTTCATCGGTTTTCTTGGTCATATCATCGAAACCGGCTGGTGAAACAAAGCTCTCAAGATTCTCGTGAGCTGCTTCTATTGTTGCTGCCTGGTCTAGACTGCCTACACGGCCGGTCCCCTCTTCTTGGTCAAGTTCGGAGCTTGCACCTTGTACTCCAAGCTTAGCCTTTCTAGCTTTAGCATTGGCCTTTGCTTTCTTTACGTCAACTGTCGTTTTCCTTGAGTTTTTCCCGAATCCCTCGACAACAGAAGCGCTATGTCTGCTCAATGCAAAGAAGTTAGTTAGTACCATAGATGCAAGCAATACGATGATCATATTCTTGCTGAAGTAGGTGGTTAGGAACCCTACTATCACAAAGAACGCAACCGAGTCCAAATCACGGATCATGAGATAGCCGATCAAATTGAATACCGAGATTATGGCTACTATGCGAAGAACGTTCTTGTCTTTCAAAAGCGATTTTACGTCAAACTTCATTATAGTATTAGTTGAGAAAATTGAAGCAGACAAGCTGTTATCTCTCTAGATCATCTTCAACTAAACGTTAAACATGGTTCAAACTGCAAATAACCGATTCACTTTAGCTCTCTGTGAGCTGCATCATCCAACACTCCATGGTTTCGATGATGAGAGTTCCCCCGATATAAATGGACACTACCTGGCTTCCTATACTTTCGATGCCGATGACTTCTACCGAAATGAGTGGAAAGCGGTCGCTGCGCTTATGAGAATCTCTTATGCCACAAGAGAAATCCCGCCGCATGCTCTGGTAAGAAACTATGCACAAGTACACTGTGCACCTGAGTACTCGTCTCTACAGCTTGTAGAGACAAAAGAACTAGAAGGCGGTGAGTGTGTTGCAGCACTAAAGACAGGAATCATCAAAAAGATCCAAAGATCATGGAGACGTACTCTAGCGGAGCGCAAGGTTGTCATGGAAAAACGTAAAGCTATCAAGAACCTAAAGCATAGGGAGACGACAGGTAGATGGCCATCCGGCCTAGAATGGCCGCAATTCAAAATAAGGTAAGTTATTGTTGATGTTTATACTAATTAAGTCTATTCATCATCTAAAAAATTATGAGCGTCCAGCTCTTTTTTTCTTCTTGTTTGATTTACCCTTAGGAGAAGAACGAGTTTTTCTGCTAGACTTTTGTTTCGCTTTACCCGCAATGTCGCTTCGCTTTCTGGTTTTCCTGATCGAAGTTCTAACCTCGGTACCCCTCTCGCCTCTCCAGCCGTATCCGCCCTTTTTATATGTGAAAGAACTACCCCCACGGGAAGATGGTAGATCCGGAAAACTTGTCATTAGCTGATCATTGGCTGGCCGAGTCTCTGTGGGCATATTAGCTACAACAAGTCTTAACTGGGTTATCGCCTGCTGTATCTCTTGTTTGGTAGGGTTTTCGGTTTCAAGTATATTGGCCAGAGCCTCTTGCAAAGCCTGCTTACTTGTAGTGGCGTCGTTAAGTAGCTTCTCCAAATCGCGGAAGTCAGGACGCGCCTGGTTCATTCGTCGGAGTACTTCGATCGCACTCACGATGTTGGTTTTCATGATGGCCTGTTGACTTTTCAGTTCAGATACACCCTCTTGTATACTGTTAAACGATGTATAGTCTCCCAGGCTCTGAGCGAGGGTGAGCAACTGTTGCATTGTAACAGGACCTCCAGGAGGTCCAGGAGGCACTGGTAGTTGTTCATTGCTATTACTCATATCTATAAGCTATAGAGAGAAAAAGCTCAGATCATGGAGTCTATCTCTCTACGCAGACGAGATATTTCATCCATAATCTCTTGTTGCTGTGTCCTACTTTCAGCCAGCAGAGCATCGGTCTCTTCTAGCCCTTGACTATAGTTACTAATGTACGATGATAACGCTTGGAGAGTTTCTTTCTGTCTGATTCGATCTTCCTTGACTCGCTGATAGTATCTGGCATAATCATCTGCGATCCCGACAAGATACTTGTTGTCTTTTTGTGCGTTTTCTAACTCCCTAGCCTTCGATAACATTAGATCTCGCCTAAGATCGAGTTCCTTCCTAAGTGCGTCAAGTTTTTGGTCCCGTTTAGCTGTTTCCATTCCTTACTATATATTCCCGACTTTAATATCATGATATAACAATGCAGAATTATAGCTCGGCGGTCTATGTGTCGTATATAAGTGAAGGCAAAAGCAGAAGCTGGGATGCGTTACCAGACCAAATTGGGTCAATAGGGATATTGCCGGAAGAGATCGATATTGCTCAACTTTCAGGTATGTTAGCAGAATGGCAGACTCTTTGCTTTAAAGACGATGATGTAGTGACTAACAAGAAGAGAATAGAAAGCATTTTGAAAGATCCAGAAGATCCATCCATAGTTGCGATGTGTGTATCTGATGATGGTAGGGATGCAGGATCGGCCACTTTGCAATATGCGGAGTATGAACCAGGAGTGCGAGCGTATTGGCTCAACGAGGTGTGTAGATACAAAAACCCTCACAAACACGCTTCTCAAGAAAGTGGCGGGAATACAGAGAGACCACTCACCAGGCGGAGTCCAGTAATAGTGGTCATAGAAGCACTTGAATCATATGTTAGCAGTAAAGGCCATAAATATATATACCTGATGGTCGAGGACAAACCCGAACACGGAGACCCGAGTTTCTTGATTTCATATTACAGCAGCATGGGGTTCAAAGTTTTCGCTAAGAATAAAGGAGGATATACATATATGACCAAGAAACTTGTACCAAACAGCACTACTTCCAAGAAGAGACCGGCTTCGGAAGAAACGCCTCCTCGATATAGCATGAGAGCTACTAAAAGTAGAAGATCTCGTGTTGGTGGTAAAAAACACACTAGACGGATGAAGAGAAAGATGTCTAGAAATGCCCGGGGAAAGAAATGTAAAAGATCAGCTAAGAGGTTAAGTAATGGGGCTACAAAGAAAAGAAAACGGAGAACTCGCAGGTTGAATGCTGTGAGGCGTAAAAAAACGAAGAAGAACTGATCGCAGATAATTTCGACAAGTGATATAAATATTCTAATGTACTATTACTCAGGATGTCAAGAACAGTAACTGAACCACTACTTACGGAAGATGACTCAAGATTTGTAATGTTTCCGGTGCACTATGACGATATATGGGCGATGTACAAAAAACAAGTCGATTGTTTCTGGAGAGCAGAAGAAGTTGACTTATCGAAAGACCTCACCAGTTGGAAAACGCTAAATGAGGATGAGAAGTTTTTTATCAAGCACATAATTGCTTTCTTTGCTGCGTCAGACGGAATCGTGTTAGAGAACCTCGGCATGAGGTTTATGTCAGAGGTTCAGATTAGCGAAGCACGAGCATTTTATGGTTTCCAGATAGCGATGGAAAACATACACTCGGAAATGTATAGTCTGTTAATCGACACATACATCAAAGATGGGGCCGAGAAAAGTAAACTTTTCAACGCGCTTGAGAATTACCCGTGCATCAAAAAGAAAGGTGAGTGGGCGATGAAGTGGATAAAAGACAAACGTTCATCATTTGCTACAAGATTGATTGCTTTCGCCTGCGTAGAAGGAATATTCTTCTCCGGTGCGTTCTGTAGTGTATATTGGCTCAAGAAGCGTGGCTTGATGCCTGGACTCACATTTTCGAACGAGCTTATTTCTCGCGACGAGGCACTCCATACAGAGTTCGCAGTGCTCCTTTTCAACAAGCTGCAGCGCAAACCTTCTAAGAAGAGGGTAACCGAGATCGTTCAGGAAGCCGTAGAGATAGAAGCGGAGTTCATTTGTGAGGCGTTACCCTGCAGGCTTGTAGGAATGAACTCGGCATTGATGAAGCAGTACATAGAGTTCGTGGCAGACAGGCTACTTGTCCAGCTTGGATGTGATAAAGTTTACAACTCTGGTAATCCTTTTGAGTTCATGGAACTCATTAGTATGGAAGGCAAGACAAACTTCTTCGAGAAGAGAGTAGGTGAGTATGCATTAGCAAACAAAGAAAGAGATGACTCCGTTTTTGACTTAGATGGGTGTTTCTAGACAAGTAAAATATCGGACGGATTAGTATAATGTCCGGTCAAAACACCTATTCAAGCTATGGCCAGTACAATAAATGTGGCGTTAATGTCTGTAGAGTTGAAGGTCCACAAGGTAGTCAAGGAGCACAGGGTCCGTATGGACTACTAGGCCCTCAAGGATCCCAAGGACCGAAAGGCGACACCGGACAAAACGGATTCCAGGGTGCACAAGGCCATCAGGGTTCGCAGGGACCAAGTGGAGCAAGTCATATAACACAGGCACTATACTTTTATGATGATCTGTCAGGCGGACAAGGAGGGAATACGTACACACTGCAGTATAACACTGGAACTACGTTCTGGTCGGGTGTTAATGATTTCATAGACACATCTGGCAACATAACGTTTAGCAGCGTAGCAGAAGATTCCATTGTCGAAATTATGGCACATATCGATGCCAGTGCAGGCTCTACCGGACAAAGTAACTATATAGTACTTGACCTCTCCGGTGCCTCTGGAAACGATAGCAACTCTATCAATATCATTGATATCGATACGAGATCGGTAGAAAAAGGAGACCTTGCACATTTAACATTCGGCCCTACGGTATACAAAATCATCGCCTCAAGTTCCAACACGGCGAACCAGATTCTGACCATTAACAAAAACAATGTCTATCAAGCGCGCGCAAAGCTAGGACGGGATTATGACTTGAGCGAGATTAAGCTATCCATCAGGGTAAGTGCAATTGGGATCGTATAGTCTGGCAAAATAAACGACACTGTATATATAGAACACAATGTCGTCATCATTTACTTTCAAGAGCTGTGGGAAAAATAGTTGTTCAGTAGTTACCGGAGGCGGTGGTGGAACGGGTCCACAGGGACTCACTGGTTCACAAGGCCTAGACGGCTCATCTGGCTCAGTTGGCCCACAGGGTGCACAAGGTCTCCCTGGTGGTCCACAGGGCGATACCGGTCCAGACGGTTTATCCGGCGCACAAGGATTCTCAGGCGCACAAGGATTCACCGGCGCACAAGGCGCACAAGGGTTCTCAGGCGCACAAGGGTCCTCAGGCGCACAAGGGTTCACAGGAGCTGGTGCTCAAGGTCCTGCCGGAATTATGGGGCTTGATGGAAACTCATCCCTGTGGAACTCAGGTGCGGGTGGGGGTCCAGCAATTTCTGAGTTTGCAATCACTAACCCTCCAAATCCAAACGCTTTGTTCAGTAGCATTACGGAAATCGAAGTACACACACAGGACGCTTTCTCTGCCGATATGTACAACTGGTTAGACCATTTAGTAGCTGATGCGCATATTATTGTGCGTCGTTATAACGTTCCACAAGAGTTCGGTGCTTATAAATTGTTAAGTGCCGTTACCACGACTACGTCAACTACACTCAATTTGTTATATTTAGGTGGTGCGGGCACTACATCGGTCGTTCCAGGTATTCCATACGTTATTAGTTATGTCGACGGCATTCCGGCTGGTGCACAAGGATTGGCCGGAGCACAAGGATTGACCGGAGCACAAGGATTGGCCGGAGCACAAGGATTGACCGGAGCACAAGGATTGACCGGATCACAAGGCTTAACAGGCGTGCAGGGACTAACCGGATCACAAGGCTTAACGGGTTCACAGGGGCTAACAGGAGCGCAAGGCCTAACAGGAGCGCAAGGCCTAACAGGTGCACAGGGATTAACAGGCGCACAAGGCCTCACGGGAGCACAAGGCCTCACTGGAGCACAAGGATTAACAGGAGCACAAGGACTAACAGGAGCACAAGGACTAACAGGAGCACAGGGGTTAACAGGTGCACAGGGGTTAACAGGTGCACAAGGGCTCACAGGTGCGCAGGGCCTAACAGGTGCACAAGGCCTAACAGGTGCACAGGGGTTAACAGGAGCGCAAGGCCTCACGGGAGCGCAAGGCCTCACGGGAGCGCAAGGACTAACAGGAGCACAAGGACTCACAGGTGCACAAGGACTGACAGGAGCACAGGGGTTAACAGGAGCACAGGGGTTAACCGGAGCACAAGGGCTCACAGGTGCGCAGGGCCTAACAGGATCACAAGGACTCACGGGAGCGCAAGGACTCACAGGTGCACAAGGACTCACAGGTGCACAAGGACTCACAGGTGCACAAGGACTGACAGGAGCACAAGGACTAACAGGAGCACAGGGACTAACAGGAGCACAGGGACTAACAGGAGCACAGGGGTTAACCGGAGCACAAGGGCTCACAGGTGCGCAGGGCCTAACAGGATCACAAGGACTCACGGGAGCACAAGGCCTAACAGGATCACAAGGGCTCACAGGTGCGCAGGGCCTAACAGGATCACAAGGACTCACGGGAGCACAAGGCCTAACAGGATCACAAGGCCTAACAGGATCACAGGGACTCACGG